AATTTTGCAATCCATACTGCAATTTCACCTAATAAAGCGCCAAAAGTTAGTATGGCTAAAAAACCAAACAAAACAATAAAGACTTCTGGATTATCATAATTTGTCATAAATACCCTTTCTTTGTATTAGTAAAAATATACTATAAAACTTCTGTTTGTGTGGTATTTATAAAAAAAATTATGATACTATATTAAATCAGTATAAATACCCTTTATTCACTGATACTAAAATGGGACGGTTTTTACACCGTCCCATTTCTTTTGTGTTGCGATAGCGTTGCGTTAAAAAGTTTCTTTTGGTTTGTACTGCTCTAATGCATGTTGCATAACAGTAACAAATGAAGTCATAAACGCTACACCTACAAGTTGTAACATATCAGCGTCAATTATGCCGCTTGAACTTGCTAAAAACAAACTGATACCACTTTGTAAACCAGTTCTTATTGCTTTTGCAAACATAAACTTCCAGTACGCTTTCCAATCTTTTTTCATTACTTTACTCAATTCTGTATTTTCCTTTCGTTGTTCCTATTTTAGACCTATTAACCTCAATCAACTTTGCGTAAGTCATTTGTCCAACAATACCGTCCACTGCTAATTTATTTTTCTTTTGAAAACTTATAACGCCAGCTTTTGTTTTAGCACCAAAGTCACCGTCAACAACAAGTTGCGTTTTGTTGATCATGTTTAACATTATTTGTAATTCCTCAACGTTTTGTCCACGATCACCTTGCTTCATTATTGAAAATCTACTTACTTTTGTAACTGTTTCTTTTGCTTTAACTTCTTCTGGTACAAATGTCAATCTACCGTCAATCCACTTACGCCATGCGTCACCGGGACAATTAGTTGATTTAAAACTGCTATGTGGCCTAATCTCACCACTAACTTCTTTCCAAAGTTCTTTTACTGCCATTACAGCTTCCTTGCTTGGTTGATCGTCTGGTTTTGATCCACCTAGCCAACAAACTGCATAATAATGTGCATTGTTGTGATTAACTTCTTCACGTGTATTACCACCTTGTGCCGCACTTCTGTTATCCATGCCACGTGCTTCGTATAGATTGCCACTATCACCAACGCAAAAATTATATGCTATATCGTTCCAATTACGATCATTTTGATGTAATGCTTGGATCTGGCGTACTTGTGCTTTTTCTTCTTCTACGTCAAGTGCAGTTGGATAAGCAGACCAATGCACTACTAAACCTTTTACTTCTTTGAGTTTGCTAAATCTACTTTTAGGATCTTTAGCACCCCAATCTTGTCTTGTAATAATATTCATTAAAACCTTTCCTTAATATATATTAATATCAGACCACTTGCGTCCCTCTTTGTTGTGCATTAGAAATGCAGTTGTACCCGGTATTGCAGATCCACCACCAGTTTCAACAAAGTATTGTTGCCCACTGTGATCTTGTGCGCTACAACCAATAATTAATCTTTCATCAAGTTCAACAGAAAAATGATGATGAAAATGACCAACCATAAGAACATTGGTGTCAAACATTGATCCTTGTGATTTATTACTTGCCATTTTTCTAAACCAATTTACAACTTTAGCTTGTGCGTTTTGTCCATGCCTTGCACTATGTCCATGATGTATTGTTAAAACAGTATTAGGCATAACTTGTACAGATAGTGTTAAATCGTTTTCTGGTATGATCCATTTAATATGTTTGTAAGCTGGTGCGTCTTGAAATATCTCACTAACATTGTCAAACAATTCTGCGTCTAAATTATCACCATAAGTTGTTTCAAAGTTTCCTCTGCCTTGACGCTTTTGGCCATGATTTCCCATACAACACATAACAGTTATATCAGTAAAATGTGGTGTTAGTATTTTTATTGTTTTGACCAACATACGTCTTGCAATTTTCATTTGGGTACGATTGTCATATTCCTGTTCGAATAATCCTGTTGGGCTAAAATTATTACTGCAATTTTCAAGTAAATCACCCATGCCACATAGAACAAGTTTTTCTATTGTGTACTTTTTACGTAAATTTTTAAGATCTTCTAAAACTGCATAAATAGATTTAAAGTATTCATTTACTGCTTTTTTCGTATGAGGTTTGCCAATTTGCCAGTCAGCTAGCCCCAGTATCATTACAGTTTTATGTTTTATTTTCTTTTTTGGCTTAGGTTTTATAGATTTAATTTCTTGTAATATTTTTTTTATATCTTCATCTGGAACTGTTGTTTCCCTTGAATATAAATTAGTTTTAAAATAATAAAACTTTGTTGGCTCACTTTCACCAGTTTTTGCATTTTTACCCCATGCGTCCCACACTCTAAAGTTAACTGGCTCATCTTTTTTTACATAAAATGTTTTACTAGCGCCTTTACCAAGCCAGTAATCAATCCAACCGTCCCAATCCAGATCAGCACGATCAGCAAGCCCTTTTGTTGTTATATTGCCTTTTTTACCGTCAAATTCTACACCGGGCTTAAAACCTTTGGGGTGTTCAGATTGATGTGGCTTCTGATCTTGCTTAGTTTTTATAAATTCTTCAAAGTTCAAGGTTATTTGCCTTTGCTATTCTTGATATTGCCTTTCGTAAGCCCTCTAAGCTTATTTCCTGCATTTCAAGGCCATAATACATGTATTCTGCAATGGATCTATATGAATATAATGACCACATTGTTGATGTGCGTTTTTCTTTGCATTGTTTGAGTAAATCTTTAATTAAATCAAGATTTTGTGGATATTTGTGTTCATAGGCACGATTTGGTGATTTACTACGCTTTTTATCAATAAATTCATCAAACGTTTTTACCATAAAGCCCTTGTTGTTTAAAACAATTCTACTACATAAATAAGACATAAAAATGTTTTATACATACAAAAAACCCACTTAAAGAAGTGGGCTTAATGTATTTACGTTAAATTAGTTATGAAACTTGGTCAAAACCACAATCTTGGCAATAATACCAATCAAAAAAAGTTCCTCTATCGCTTTCTTGTGTACCCATTTCTAAACGTGGACACTCACAATCTTCTAATGCAACTTTATATGTATAACCGTCACAATCAGTATGATATGTTTTTTTTAATGTTTTTGGCATTAACTAACCTCACTTAATGTTTCATTTTCTAGTGTGTCCCACTCTAACTTAATTTTATAGTCATTTGCTACTTTATTAAGTAATTTACACACATAAAACTTTTTGTCACTTGTCATTTCATCTACGTAACCTTGTACAAAAAGAAATTCAATTGCTTCCATACAATCTTTACGTGATACTTTGTTTATTTGTTTTGACATTATTCCCCTTTATTCTTACTACTTACAATAATTATATACTAGGTTTTACAAATATGTGGTAATTATTTAAGATTTTCTAAAATTTATTGTTGCAAACCATAAAGCAAAACTAACAAGGATCATAATACCAACAATGTCTTTGGCGCTTCCCGTAAGTAAAAACCATGATAAGAAAAAACCCAGTGCCGTGAAAATCTGCGCACTTGCTTCTTTAAGTATTGTTTTTATAGCGTTTATAACTTTTTTCATTAAAATCTTCTTTTAAATGGTGTTGCTATGATCTGGCTTACAATAATCACTGGCACTACCGTTTTCTTGGCATTGTCTTTGCTTGATTGTGTCATATCATTACCAATATCTGATAATACTATATCTGAAAGATCAATATCAGTAAATTGTCCTATTGGATCATCAAAAAACTGTTCAACTTGAACTTCCACAATTGCATTAGATACAGAATAATTTTCAACGTCTGCGTTTTCTGTTGCACGTTCTACATACTCTTGAACTGCAATATTTATGTTTTCATCTTTCTTTGCTTGTTCTGCAATAATTTCTACGTCATTTGTTTCTTCTACACCAAGCACTTCTGCTACTGCTTCTTTTTGTGTTTCGTCTAATGTTTCAATTACTTCTGGTTGTACAACTTCAGTCACAACTGCTTGTACTACTGTTTGTGTTTCTTTATCTGCAACTGCTAGGTTTTGTACAGAAACTTTTGCAACTTCTTCTACAACTGCTACTTTTTCTTCAATTGGCAGTTCCTTGACTGCTTCAATAATTTTTTCTTCTACTTCTTCTTCGTACTTAACAAGTTCTTCTTCTGATAATTCTTCTAATTCTTCTTGATCTAATATTTCAACAACTTCTTCTATACTAATTATTTCTTCAATAGCTTCTTCAGCTTCTTCAACAAAAACAATAATTTCTTCTTCTGTAAGTTCTTCTTCTACAACTTCAACCAATATTGGTATTGTTGCCACGACTTCTTGTGTATCTTCTTCCAAATCTTGTTTATCTTCTGGGATTTCGTCAATAGGTTTATCATCTTCCAATATTTGATCTTTAACTTCTTCTTCAATTTCTTCAATAAAATCATCTTCAATAATTATAATTACTTCATCTAAAATAAAAACTTCTTCTTCAAGTATAAATTCTTCAAAGTCTGTTTCTTGTATATCTTTAATTATTTCTATTAACTCTTGTTTTTCTTCTTCTGTTAATTCAAGATCTTCTTCTATTACAATAAATATTTCATCTTCTAATATTTCAAGATCAATTAATTCTTCTTCTTCCAGATCAATAAATTCATCATCAAATTCTTCAAAGTCATCTTGATCTTCCACATCAAGTACCACATCAACATCATCAAGAAGTTCTTCTTTGGTATTGTCTGTTTCTTCTTCATCATCAAATATAATTATAACTTCTTCTTCATCTTCATATTCTTCTATGTCAAAACAGTCCCCGCGCTGAATTTGAATATTTGTCATATAGCAATTAAATTCTTCAAGGTTTGCTTCACGTTCAAGATCACGTTCAATAGTGCCGTCTTGAAGTTCTTCTTGTGTGTATATAACTTCTTCGTCACCTATTGTTACTATTACTGGCGCAAGTGTTGTAGTAGTAACTGGGGGTGGTGGGGGTGGAAGTGTAGTTGTAGTAGTGGTAGTAGGTGGCACAGTTGTTGTGGTTGTTGTGGTGCTAGTAGTTGTTGTTGTAGGTGGTACGGTAGTTGTTGTTGTAGGTGGTACGGTAGTTGTTGTTGTAGAAGTTGTAGTGGTTGTTGGCGGCACAGTTGTTGTAGTGGTAGTAGGTGGCACAGTAGTAGTAGTAGTAGTAGTTGTTGTTGTTGAAGATGTAGTAGTTGTGCTTGTAGTGGTTGTAGTTGGTGTTGTAGAGTAAGTCCAATAAATATCATCAATAATTACATAATCATCATATTCAATAGCCACTGAAGTTATATATTTATCTGTAACAGTTTTGCTAACTATCTCATACATTGTTGCAACGTTTGCATTTGATTGTGCAGAATAATTTACTGTTTCAGTTGTGTTATCGCTAAATGTCCAAGTTACTGTATATGGATCGTTGACACAACCAGACAAAAAACCAGCAGTTGTAATGTTATCTTCTGGAAATGTAATTGTAATTGTCTGATCGTCTGCATTTTGCATGTTATAGTGAACTGCTTGGGAAGTGCTACCACAATCACCACTATGTATATCTAATCTATTCCAGCTTGATCCACCGTAGTCAAATGTTATATCTGTTGTGTTTTGTCCAGTGTCACTAATACGTTCATAATCAGTTGTTTCATTTGCATAAACTGGCATTGGATAAATAAGCAGACCTACTAAAAATAATCTGCATATTGTATTGAATTTATATAAATATCTTGTCAGCACTAAGACATTATACTATTTAATATTGCACCTAAACTTGCTATTGTAATTGTCAACCAACCAAATATTTCCATACGTGTTGGACGTTGGTTTAATCTTTCATGAACTTCTGAAATTTTTCGATCAATTTCTTTTTGATTTTCAAGAATTAAATTTAATAATTCTTTCTGCGTAAAGCCATTTGTAGACATTAGCTTGGTTTAGGATTATCGTCTTTAACCTTTTTAATTGCTTTAAACCACTCACCAGTTTTGTCACCTTTGTCAGCTAACATGTCTTTAAACAGTAAGTCAAATTGTTCTGGTAAAGCTGGATAAGCTTCTTGTCTTGCTCTAGCATAATCATTATCTTGTTGATCTAATTTAGATTGTGCAAGATCTTCTGCGGCTTGTGAATATTCTGCGTCTGTAAATTCGCGTCTTACGTTATTTACTTGCGCAAACATACCGTCACCACCATTAGAAGTTTTCTTTGCATTTATTTCTGTTGTAGCTTCAGTCCTAAATTGTTCAATTGTTTTAATTGCCATGTGTTTATCTTATCTTTCTTATGTTTTTTTTGTTATTGTGTGACATTATTTCTTTTACTTACTTCTTTAAACCATATAAAGTAAATGTTCCACTAGAAAAATTTGATGAACTTTCCCAAGTAAATCTTACTCCATCAGTAGCTTGTACAACAGTTAAAAGAAAACCCCCTTGCAATCCCCTCATTTCACTATTGTTTAATAAGGTATTTGCCTCAGTTGTTGCAAAACTATATTCACTTGCATTGTTAAAGTTAAACAAATATAAAACAAAATTTCCTGTTTCATTAGTTGCATTACTTAAGCTAGGTGCAATTGTTAAAGCATTACTATTACTACTTGATGAATTATTATAAGAACTTCCTGTTTTGAGTTGTAAAAAAGCACTATCATAATTTGAACTAGTATCAGCAGTGCCACTTACTGTAAAATGAACAATTAAATTTTTATCATCTGTTGCACATTGAAAGTTTGAGCCAATAAGTTTATACACATCATAAGTGCTATCAATACCTGTTAAAGTTACACTTGCTACTGCTGAACTAACTGTTGTTTCTGATATTTTATTTAAGCTACCTGCCATTATTTAACTCCATAAATACTTGCTTTTATATTTTTTAAATTGCCTCCAACAGCACTTAATTGCAAACCTCTTGTACTTGTGGCTTGTTTATAAACATAAATATTTTTATTACCCATATCAGCAGTACTACTATTTGAATTTAAATTAGCAAAAGTATAACTTGCATTAAATGGATTAAATATATCCATTTCTAAACCAAATCCTTGTGTATGACTACTAGTTACATAACCCCCATAAGTCCACATAGTTGTACCTGTTACTCTTACTTCCCCAAAACTTGCATTACTTCTTAAAATTAATGTTGCTACATCATAATCACTACCTGTTAATGCACTACCACTACTATCTAATAATCTAAAAGCTAAATTTTCTGAACTAGCAGGAACAAAATCAGTAACCACTAATTTATAAACATCATAATTTGTTGAAAAAACATTATCTAAACTAACTGTTGATGAGCCACCACTAACAGTAACAGAACTTATAAATTGTAAATTTGTACTCATTATGAATATTCCTTTATGCCATATAAACTTGCAACACCCTCACTAAAACCTCCACCTGCACCTGTCATTAGTTGAATTGCATTAATAGTTTCAGCTACTTTATAAATTGAACTTCCACCTCTAAATCTACCACCAACTGCTGATTGAAATAAAAAGTTCCAATCATTAACAAAACTATATTTTGTGCTATCCCCTAAATTGTAAAAATAAACATAACCATTAACACTTGCATTAGTTTCATTATCTAAATCAGGTGCTAACATAAATCTATCTGCACTTGTACTTTTAATTTCACTAAATGTTCCATCTGTTCTACCATCTTGATTTGCTTGTTGATAGTTTGAACTCTCATAAGAACTACCACCATCATTTGAAACTCTTGCACCTATATCTTGTGCAGTTGCTGAGTTTCCGTGCATATTGTTATAAGTCATAAAATGAACATTATAAATATTTTCTTTTATAGAAGTAAAATTAATAGTTGTTGGTGTTCCACTAACAGTTTGAGTTTCAATTAATTCTAATTGTCCATAGTTAGTGTATTTATCTGCTCTTGTTAAATCATAAATATCAGTAGGTGTAAAGATACCTTTATTATTTCCAAAACTTTGTTCTGGGCTTTCAGGCATATATCCAAATTCATTACTCATAATTACACCACCTTATACAATGTAAATGTTCCACTAGTTATATTGCCACTACTCATAAGTATTTGAATACCATTGTTACTTTGTGCAACTGTATGTACTTGACCACCACTAGCACCAAATAAAGCTGGTGTTTGGTTATATAAAGCACCTTCCCAAGTCATAAATGAATATTCACTACTATCAAACCAATTAAATAAATATAAAATAGCTACACCACTTTCATTTGTTCCTGTACCACTTCCACCAAGAAATTGAAAACTACTCATATTAGTATTACTTTGATTAGAAAAACTAAAACTTGCTGACATATTTTTATAAGCATTATCATAATTTGAGGTAGTATCAGCAGAACTATCACTTGCTTTAATTACTCTTAATAAAATATTTGAATTATCAACTGAAACATCTGTATTAGTTGCAGTAAATAAATATGTGCTATTGTCATCTATTCCAGAAAGATTTATAAAACTAACTGCACTTGTTACTGTATTTGTTGCTACTTGTACTAATCCCATTAGCTATCAACTCTCAATCCATAAATTTTAATATTTCCACTATCCAAAGTATTACTTGAAGCCATAATGTGAAAACCTGACATACTTGCAGTTTGTTTTAATAAACCAATACTTTTGTGTCCATAAGCTATTCCAGATACTGCTGACATATTTTGTGAAATAAGAAATGTATATGAAGAACTTGAAAATGGATTAAATACATAAGTAACAAAACCACTAGCTTCTGGGCTTAAATCTGCATATCCCATAATTACTGTTTGTGTGTGATTGGTTGTTTTAGTTTCCCCAAAAGCGCTACTGCTAGGCATTCTTAAAGTTGCACTATCATAATTTGAAGCTGATATAAGACTTCCTGCACTATTAATAAATTTATAATATATTTCAGCAGGGCTACCTGAATTATGACTTAAATTATTTATTGTTATTTTATAAATATCATAATCTGCACTAAAACAATCTTGAATAGATACTGTTGAAACTCCATCTACAATTTCTGTATCATTAATTAATCTTAAGTTACTCATATCTGTTTTACTCCAAAAAGTTTTATAGTTCCTGTTTCATTAAAAGCATAACTAGAACTAATAAAACATCTTATTGCATTTATTGTTTCTGCAACTGTATAAACACTCCCACCAAATTGAAATCTACCATTAGCACTTGCATCTGTATCTCGTGAAGCAGATTGTGATGTACAAAAAGAATATTTTGAACTGTTTAATAAATTATACAAATATACATAACCATTACCTGCTCTGTTATTTCCAACTCTATTACCTAATCTAAATGATGTATAACTTGTACTTTTTACTTCTGAAAAAGTACCACCTGCATTCATATATTGAATTGCATATTGATAATTTGTAGTTTCAAAAGTGCTTCCATTATCATTTGAAACTCTTATTTGTAATTCAGTTGTTCCACTAGCTTGTAAATTTTCATAGGTTAAATAGTGAACATCATAATTACCTAAATTAGTAAAATCTACTGTATTTCCACTTGTAACAGTTTGTTCCTCAATAAGTTCTAAGCTACCACCCCAACTACCGTCTTTAGTAAGTTGTAATATTTCACTAGGTGTATATAAACCTGTATTCTTTTTTACATCATTTGGTTGCGTACCTATGTAGGCCATAAATTACCCCTTTAGGTTTGACGCAAAAATGATACGTTAAATTCAGCACTTGAAGCCGCTGAACATAACCCTTGTAACTTGTCCCCAGTTTCTAAAGTGATCTTAGTTGTTATTTCTATTGTTGTTCCAAATGGTAAAGATACATTGTTTAAAATGTGTCTTAATGATCCACCAGATTTTGTTACACTTAGATCAACTGTAACATCAGCACTACTGGAACTAACGTTTGATAATAATATACCAATAACTGTTTCAGTTGTTGATGACGGTACTGCGTCAACAATATCACCAGCGCTAGTGCCTAGAACACCTTGAACGCTATGTAGTGTATCTGCCATAGTCTATTTTTCCTTTCTAGCTTAACGCTAATACTAATCCTAAACTTACACCAGCTGGTGCTAAAGCTACTATATCAGCTACTGTTGTTTTCTTTAAATTATTACTGTCATCTGCGTCACCGATCAAAACAATATCAGCACTTGCAACAGTTGCAGAAGTAGCTTGGTTTGGTGAAATTACTAATGTTGATGAAAATGCACCAGAAGTAGCGGCCGCACCACCAGATAAACCAGAAGTAGATGATGTGGTAATTGTAACGCCAGTTATGTCACCCTCACCAATAAAATCAACAAAAGAAGATCCGTCATAAAATTGTAATGTATTGGTATCTTTTAAAAATACAAATTGGCCTTCTTCGCGTTTGCTACTTGTAATTCCACTGTCCCTTGCGCTAGATGACGCAAAAACCATTATTGCTTGCATGAGGTACGCATTAACGTCTGAAGCAGTTAAAACTTCACCAGTTGCAAATTCTTTATATCCAGATAATGCCATGTTTTTAGTTTATCCTTTCTTGTTTCTGTTCTATATTGTGTGTCATTAATAACCTAACTTGTCTGTATCTAAAACACCAAATAACGTATTATCTAATCGTAAAAATGCTTGTACATCTGCATTTGACAACATATACGTGCAAGTAAATAGATCTGGTGTGATTGAATAACTAATACTATCAATTATTTCTAATGATGATATTTGGCTTGGTGATCCACTTCCCGGTGGTGTTAATTCTACTTGTACAATGTCACCAACTTCCCTAGCCAAGATCGTGTTCTGATTAGATGTTGTTGCTTCTTTTACATCAACAATTAAATTATCAAATCTAATCAATGCGTCTTTAAATTTACCAAGTAAGAATTTAGACGCGTCAAGCACTTCTGTATCAGAATTATTAAATAAACTATCCCTTGTAAGAGTTCTAACAAGATATTTACCTTGACTTGCTACATCTTCTGATGTTTGGGTTGTGCCACCGTTTCTAGTTAAATTTATAACATTATAAATTTCATTGTCATCATTTATGTAATCAACTGACAAATATGGTACATTACTTCCGTCATCACTAAATATTGCAGTAGCACTTGACGGAAATGTTGTATGACGTGACTTAAAAGTTATATTTCCACTTTTTGACATAAATAATAAACCATTTTCCGATTGCTCAATTTGTTGCAAAACTGATAATGTATTTCCAGTCAATGACGAAATAGCTTGCATAGTTGATACACCAGTTTCAATATCTCTTGCACTAGCGCTAAACTTCACGTCAGTGTTGTCTAATACTGCACCGATCATTGTGCCAGATTTAGCAGATGAAAACGCTTGACCTATAACTTCAGTGTTAGCTATTTTTATAAATGCGTCAGAAGCTATAAAGTCTGCAAATGAGTTAGATTTATCTGGATAAGTTAAGTTTATGTCAGTTACAAAACCAACAAATATATCTTCATAAGTAGTACCACCGTCAGTTGTTGCGTCAACATGTATCAAAATCATTGGCTCAATACCGGGTGAATATGGACTTGATGTATTTGTGTTTTCATATTTTCTTGCATTATTAAGCAAACGTACTGTACAAGATCCAGTAAAAAAACTTTCTAAGTCTTTAGATCGTCCACGATTTACAGTTATGCTTTGTACATCACTTGTTACATCAGTTAAAGTAACTGCACCACCAAGTTGTCCAGTGTCTAAAATACCACGTATTACATCATCTAATGTAAATTCGTTTGCAGTAAAACCTATTCGTACACGTGTTGTTGGTTGTGCCATTATAAAGCAACAACCACGCCGCCACCACCACCACCGATACCAGCACGCTCTAATGTTCCATTACGATCAGTAAACTTCTTTAATTCTTCAGCAGTTTTTCTTGCTACTTCATCTGGGTTTCCACCACCACTTACGCCAATGTTAAAGTTGTTGGTTACATTTTGTAGTCCACTTGAAGCAGTTTTACTACTTGCGATTAATGCTTCAAGTTCATTTCCTGCGTCTATTTTATCTGGTGCTAATTTTTTAACTTCTTTTTCGGCAAAACCTAAACTAATATTATCAAACTTTCTTAGTTTTGGTATATCTAATTTAATTCCAATTTTGCCCAAAATGTTTTGTGCTTTTTCGCCAAAGGCATTTAATTTATCTGCAAATCTGTTAAATCCATTTATTATTGCATTTATCATTTTTTCAAAGTTTTTAGGTAAGTTAGTTAAAAATGGTGTTATGTATTTTTCTACTATTTCTGTAAACTTCCTAAATGCTGGCGCTAGCATTGTCAGCAACAGTGATACGATTGTTAATATTGGTGGTGCAAGTTGTGCAATCAATTGACCGATAGAAGATACAAATGGTGCTACTGCTTGGATTGCACCAACTAATTGCGGCCCGATCTCTTGTACAAGATCCACAATAACTGGAAGTAATGCTTCTGCAATAGGCAGTAACTCTTGTCCCATTGTTGCTTTTAATTCTGTTAATTTTGCACGTGCTTCATTTGATTTAGCCGCAAAACTATCTTGTTCTGCGTTTAAATACCCTTGTGTAACAATTGATTTTTCTTTGATCAATTCCAATGTTGCCATTGCTTTTTCTTGTTGGGTTAATTGTTTTGCGTTATCTTTACCAGTCATTGCAAACGCTTTTGTTTGCACGTCTGCTTCCATAATAGAAATACCATAGGTTTTAAGACTTTCACGTTCACCAAGTAACGCTTTGGTAAATGCTTGCATAACTGGTGTTGCACCACCTTGTACGTTGTTAAATGCCGCTACGTCACCAGCAACTACTGCTAATTGTTCACCAAGATTAGCACTTTCTTCAGCAGTAAATCCAACAGACTGTACAACTTGACCAGTTGTTTTAAGAAGATCTTGCAATTCAAAATTAGCCATACCAGCTTTGTTTGCAAATTCTTCAACAAAGGCGTTTAGTTGTTGACCACTTTCCCCAGTTCCAAAAACAACATCAAATGCTGATCCAGCTTCTTTTGCACTAGAAGCAAGGTTGACCATTTCTTTGCCAACTGTACCAGCGGCAACACCAAGCCCGGCAATAGCAGTTGCACCTACTTTGGCTATACCACCAGCGATTTTGCCAAAACCTTGTAATGCACGTTGACCACGTGTAATGCCTTTAACTAATCCGTCAACATTACCAACTATGGATATTACTGCTTCACGATTAATTTTTACCATTTAAAGTTTCTTTCCTATTGATCTTGCCAATGCTTCATAAAGGCGATCATTATACGTTGACATAATTCTATCTTGCTCATTTGCAACAGTTCTTTGTACAACATAACCACCTTTACCAAATTTACCAAAACTTGATGTACCAGAAGCATATTGG